GTGTTGAATACATGAATGATGGCGATTGGGTAGAAAGTCGAACTGCCCTTGTTGAACATTATGACGGAAAATGGGAACTCATCCACTACAAAGATTGATTGGTGGTTTGAAAATCTTTGTGTTATAGCAGTCTATATTGTCATACTCTTTGGCATACTGCATTACTTTTTAATTAATCGGCCATTGTATCTTTACTATCGTATTAAGTATGGTAAATTACCAAAAGAATATGTTAAGAAGTATGGTGAAGATTACACCTTTTTTAAAAGGGACTTGACATAATAGGTAAATATGATATATTGGATATGTTATGAATAAGTATATTAAAATATATGATAATGTATTAACGAAAGACCAATGTAATCAGTTAATACAAAAGTTTGAAATCTCAACTGACCAACAAGTCAGGACTGAGATGATGAACCATAGATATTTCACCGAAATTAATATCAATCAACATAAAGATTGGGAAGGCTTTGTCTTAAATCTATATGACATATTCAGACCTTATGTAGAAACATATAAGAAAGATTGTAACATTACCTACAATCAATGGCCTGAGAAATATGGTTTTGAACAAATGCGTTTTAAGAAATATAATCCAGATGGTAAAGATGAATTTAAAAGTCATGTTGATGTAGGTGACTATGCAAGTGCTAGAAGATTCTTAGTTTTCTTTTTGTACCTAGATGACAATGAAGAAGGTCAAACTGGTTTTGATGAATACGATATAAAAGTGAAACCTGAACCTGGCCGATTGTTAATGTTCCCGCCAACTTGGACATATTTACATACTGCATATAAACCTGTAAAAAAACCAAAGTACATTATTGGTTCATACTTACATTACATATAAATATCTGTGTCAGCATCGCTGACATTTTCACACATCTAATATAGAAAAAGAGCAAGGCAGCCGACAGGTGTTTTGTGCTTAAATATTGTCGCAAGGAGATAAACAAACAATGTTAAAGAAGTTATTTAAAATATTTGAACAAATTGGTTATGCAAGAGCAGCTCATAATCTTGCCTTAATGGGAAGACATGAAGAAGCAAAGAAGTTGATGATGCACAAGGAGGTGGTCTAAATGGGACGCCTACTTAAAAAGATTTTTGGTCTTGGTCATGTTGATGTTGATAGTGGTATCAAGTCATTCTGCCAGGCTGAATACGGCAAAGATTGGTACTATGCGTATGTTACCTATAAGCAAGACGGAAAGTTTCCTAGTATAATGAGGGTTAAAGTTTAAACAAATCTCGTATTGATTTTTGAACTTCGTTTAAATCTGCATCCTTATCGACCTCAGGCTTCTCAGCCCAAGTAATCATAAAGAACACAAGAAAAGTAACTGGAAGTCCTATTAGCAATAATAGGACTCCATGTGTAATGTCCATCTGAATATTTAGATTTTAACAACAGTCTAAAGTTTCTAATAGACGAGCCATGTAATCATTACTTGTTGCACACATACATGGTGACTTCAAAACCGAAACGCATTTCAGTAACTTCTGGTTTACTCCACATAAAATATCTCCTTATAAGAATTAATCTATACTACATTAATACTTATAGGAACTTACATAACAATCAACTACGCAAAATCATTAAATTATACTAAGTTAAATAAAGAGAATTTTCCGAGTTTCCGGGAGACGATTTTCCTACAACATATCTTCTTTAAACTGGCCGCTGGAATGGACCTTGGAGCTGTCCTTGGAACTCAGACACCGTTATATATAAGTTTACAGTCCTTCAGAAACGCATAGAGATACTATGCAAATATACACAGTTATAACCAGTTATAGGTTTCAACACATAAACAGCGAATATACGCTACACACGATAAGCGTAAGTTAATACTATTATCCGCATAAAAATGAGAACATAGTACGCTTTTGTCCGCATAAAAGTGTTAAAGGCTTGACAAACTTAGAAAAGTATGAAATAATGGCCGCATAAACAAATGAGGACAAGAAAGATGATTACCTATAGCACCAACTGGATGGGTCCTGTATCCCTTAATTGGTATAGAGATAGAGGACTGTTAAAAGAGGGTAGTGTTGAGCCTATCACATACTATAGTGCTGGGCGTATTGACATAAGAGATGGTAGTAAAGAGGGATATGATGGTTGGGATGAGTATTCATTACCGCCAATGCACGGTGAAGATTGGAATGACTTTAGTAAATGGTTAGAAAGTTTCCAAACAGTTGAGTTGTGGGAGTTTGATGACATTATTGCAAAGTATGAAGATGCAACTGGTAGAAAGATAAGATGGTCTACTGAAGACTGGAAAGAGTAAAAAATATCCGAGGAAAAATTTGTACGGAAGTAGTTAAAAAAACGCTTCTAGTCCATAGTAGAGAAAAACTAGCCATAGTATACCCTTAATCAGAAAGAAGAGAAAGGCCAGTTTACTTAATCTGGCCAGTTTGTTTTTTATCTTAAACATATGTCTAATGGTTGTTATTGCATTTATAGTTTAGCGAATCAGCTGGCTTTTATAAAGCGCTTTTCTGCCATGGTTTTTAAGGATTTAAGTCTATTCTTGCACCTCTATGTACCACTGCACCTGTTGTGTTGCTTGTCTTACTGCCTTCTACGGTTTCTAAGATATTACCTTCAACGGCCACTGTCATATTACCACCTACCTTGAGGTTGTAATCACCTGCTGAATTTACATTTATCTTGCCATCTACTGTGACCAAATTAATATTGCCTTTATCCACCTGTATGTTAATATTGGCATTGGGGCCTATCTGTATATCATAATGGTTATTCTGACCACCTGACTTATTTAAATAAACTTTATGACGGCCATCTATAGATATATCTGAGTTTCCTTCAATAAGGGCTTGACTCTTGCCTGATATTATGGTATAATGGTCGCCTTTTATTATATCTACCTTATTGCCATCCTTATCTATCTCATATGATGTGCCTGTACGGTGTGTCTGATATATACGCTCATTGTCTGGCGTATCATCATATTCCATTATATGGCCACTTTCACTTTCAAATACATGGTTATATGGATAAACGGCCGCATAGGGTATAGACGGCTGTGACCAAGTGTCGCCATCTGAGGCCACTGTAAGTGTACCATCTGCGTTTGTGACTATATTAAAATCCGCTGTGGCCACCTGTGTTTTTCTTGTTAATTTTCGTAATTCTAAAAACAAATGAGGGTTGGCCGTATCATTGGTGGCCAGACGATTTGTATCCACCTCATCTTTGTATTTGGGATAAACACCGTTAGGGTCATAGAAACCTTTATCTGAGTCGGCCAATTCAATCGGTTTACCAGGCAAAGTACCTAATATCATAGGCTCTTGGCAGGCCGAACCATCTCTAAAATAACCAAAAACCCAACTTCCTTCCACCACAAAGGTTGGCGAATGGCCTAACCCACTGATACCACTAGAAGTAATTGGGTGAATGACTTGTGCCCACGGTAAATCGGTAGTAGGCAAATCATCTTTGTTGGCCGTATGAATTCCCACACAGCGTACTCTTAGACGGCCTAGTTTCTGAGGGTCATTTCTGTCTTCAACTACGCCGTTAAACCAGAAAAAGCCGTTCTTGCCCATAAAATTTGTATCGTACATCATTGTTTTTTACCGATAAATGTTTCCTTTTAATACGCTAGCCATACGCATTTATTAGCCATTTAATTAATCCTTACGCAAGGCCTTTCCCCATAAAGGGTACTTTTCTTTTATCTTACTTTTCAACGCTTTACCTTTGCGTAAAAACTCTTTTACTAGACTTTCCTTTTTAACAGGCTCGTCTGATTGGCCACCTGAAAGATTACTCAAATACTGCATTATCTGTCCCAACATAGTAGTTCTCTCAGTAATCCTCTCTTACCCTTATAAAAGTATGCATATTTACACTGGTAGTATTTCATTGCTATTTTTTCAATCATTTCTCTAATCATCTCTATTCTTATTAGTCTTTCTTAGTTACATATCTCAGCAACTGGTGTTTTAAGTATTGTGCATAGGCCAGTAACACTGTTATACCTACTAACCACAAAAACATCTCTAACATAGGCCATTCCTTTCAGCGCCGGATTCTCTCAGTTTCTTAAAGTCTTGCCAAATCATTTATATCTGATATATCCTCTTCGTATATATTAATCTTACTTATATTTGACTTACCTGTAATTAAAGGGTCGGATTCACTCGGATATGAGTTCCTAACGCTATCCTTATAACATTTGAGTACCATTTCGTGTGTACCGCTTTCTACAGATATTGTATGTTTAATCGCCATTATTAAGTATCTTCCACTCGTGTAGGGGTTGTGTTCTGTCTTATCACCAGGTCGCATTACAGGAGAGGTAAAGTTAATGATGTCACCTGCATTTAAATTGGTGTTTCCATAGACTAATAGTGATAAGTTCATATTTTTATAACCCGCTCTTTGTGATGTAATCTTAGGCAGTGTATCTTTAACAGGCGTAAACTCGTAATCATTGTGTACTTTAGATGTTTCAGTCTGCACCATTCTTTTGGCGTCATATGATTCAAATAGTTTCTTGCCTGTATCATTGACTTGTGCGTCTGGTGTAATATACAAATCGGGGTCAATTTGACCTCTTTTGGCGTCTAAATGAAATGACTTAGCAAAGTTATCTTTATA